CACATATTCGTCCCGCTAAGTCTCCTACCGTGCAGGTTAGCACGTCAGGATTGAGTGTCGTAAACACCCTCGATACACTCTCCAGAGGTCTTGCATCCGTTCCTTTACCAAAGGATGCCGTCCGCCGAAGAGCGCGTGTGTACACCATTGATAGCGTGGTGCCTGTAGACGAACAATCTGTTCGGATTTTACAGGCGCTAACCAATGGTGTCCGTGTGCTTCCCTTCGACGCTTTGCGCGCCTTGAAACACAAGGTTGCGTGGTTCCGTTCCATCTCCGAGTTACTATTCCAGTTCCTCGGTTCAAAATTCACCCCCCAATTCGTGGGAGACTTCATTCGTAGTATGGAGTCCACGCGCAAGTGGCCTGACTCTCAGGTCGTTGAGTACATTAAGTACTTTTGCGTTGCGCCTCACGCACGATTTTTCCGCTTTGGCGCGGAGAATCCACTACCCGACAAGCCTGACCAGTTTGTTGGCTCATCCGATTTCCGTCTCCTGGTTGGAGGGCTTGGACGTTGGTTCACTCACCGAATACTCGCGACTTCGAGTGACTTTTCTCAGCGTTTCTTCTACAGCTGGTACCAGTCAAAACGAGGTTGTGAATCCATGGACGAGAGTGATCTGCTTCGGGCTTACACGAAACATGCGAAGGCGCTCTCTGAGATGAGAGCTCCCCTTGACTCTGACACTCTTGTCGAGTTAAGAAAGAGGACTAAAGAGGTCTTTCGCAAGTTCCGTTTCTCCCTCCCCGAGTACGTCGATTTCGAGATGTCACACAATGCCTGCACTGACGCGTCGCGTCAGGAAGGGGGTACCCTTCAATCCGTCCATCACATCCTGCTGAAGGGTGAGCGCTTACCACTTACGGCCAAAAAGGTCGCCGCTGGTTACTCACCTGAGTTTCAATCCTCCTACGTTCGGAGGAACAACGCCTTCTGCTTGATGTCCATCTTCCCAGAGAATGTCTCCTGGATTCTGGATGGTTATCTTGGACCCAATGCCATCGCGAAAAGAGATGGTCCGTACCCCTCGCTCCTTGTGGTCCCCGACTATGAGTCATTTGGCTATGATTCAGGCCTCAAACCCATTGCCCGATCCCAGGATCTCATTGGTCGTATCCCCTTCTCCCGCATGGTTGCGGCTTGTGGTGCCTTCGCACAAGACTCGGCTCGTGTCGCCGCGGTTTTGGAGCCTCTTAAGGTCCGCTTGGTGAGTAAAGGGGATTCGATCACTTATAGTACTTGTATGCCCATTCAAAGGGCCATGCATTCGTACTTGAAGAGATTCCCTCAGTTCAGTTTGATCGGTGCGCCCATGACGGTGGGAGATCTCGAGTTTCTCTCGGACTCCCCCATGACGCACTGGTTACACAATGACCCCCGTTGTCCTCGGGGCCATTGGAACTCAGGAGATTATTCGGGAGCCACTGACACAATTCACCTCTCAGCCACCAAGGCTGTTTTTGAGGAAATCCTTCTTAAGTCTGGTTTGTCCAGATGTCAGGACGATCAAGGTCGAATGGAGGAACATCTTGCTGATGTTTGTCGGAATGTGCTCTATGAGCAGAGTATTTCCTATCCTCCCCTTGATGGTTCACCGAGGGAGTTTCGACAGAGTTGTGGTCAGTTGATGGGTTCTCCCCTCTCTTTTCCAATTTTGTGCATGATCAATCTGATCTGCTATTGGCGAACGGTCGTTCGCTATTGGAAAGAAAGGAGGGCTTCCTCCTGCGACAAGAAGGGCGAGTGGAAGGGTTTTCCCTGTCCCTCCTTTTCCAGTCTCGCGGTCAAGATTAATGGTGATGATATCCTGAACTACTCCAACAGGATCTTCCAAGAGACGTGGCGCGAAGAGATATCTAAGGTGGGTTTCAAACTCTCACCAGGTAAATCTCTCCAACACCCTACTTTGGCTACCATTAACTCCCAACAGTGGTGTATGCGAGGAGACTTCTCCTCGACCTTCCAGGATGGTGAGCTTGTTTACAAGCGTCCCACCTGGGTACACACCCCCTACTTCAATATAGGGGTTCTGCTTGGTAAGCAGAGGGTTGAGAACCATACCGCAGATGGTGGTAAGGAGAAAGGGGACATTCCCTTTTCCTTCGGTTCCTCATGGAACTACCTGAATCGTAATAGCCTTTATCCAGGTCGGGCCTTCGCCCGCTTCTCCTCAATTCACCGAAAGGAGATGATCCGTCAAACCCGTCAGGGAGCACTCAATTTGTTTGCTCCTTTGGCGCTGGGGGGTTTGGGGTGTGAGGTCCCTTCGACCTCTGATCCATGGGAATTCTCATGGACGCGAGTGCAGCGTGCGCTCGCTCGGGAGAGGTTAGACTCTTTTAAGCATCCAGGGCCAAAGGCAAAAACTTTGCATTATGAGCCCTCTGTTAAGTTCACGAATCCGGATCGCATTGGTCGTTCCGCTGCTTTCGTGACTTATGCTTATGATGGGAACAGTCACCTTCTCCCGTTCTCCGAAGAGTGGGCTCCTCAATTACCGGAGCTAGAACCATTTGTTAACGGTTCCTGGGAGAGATTCGAAGCCTTTCGAAAAGGAGAGACCACCAACGAGGGTGAGTTAAAAACTGATGTGACGTACAAGCTTGTACTGCCCAGTTTTAAGGAGATTTCCCGTCTGTTCAAACGGCGAAATACCTGGAGGGATTCTGAACTTGCCGATGATCGGGAGATGCGACTTGCTTTTAAAAGCATTCCAGTCTTTCCCTGTTAATCGGCTATTCTACGTGGCTTATGCCACGAAAGAATGTAAATTCCCCCGCCACTCTCCCCGTCACGATCTCCTACCGGAGTCGTGGCAAGCCGTCCCGTGCGGCTCCT